ATATGATGCGCGGGATTTGGACATCGATAAAATCGTATCCATGATCGATTCCGTTATCCGCGAATTTGCCGTCACGGCACGGGTTTTGACCGCGTCCGACACGGCCGATCGCACGTACGCGATTGAACGTACCGGCGACAAAAAATCCGGCACGTTGCACGCAACGGTTCGAATGGTTTCATGCACGCGTAACGTGGGCCGGAAATCATAACGGTCGGGATTGTGCGGATTGTCCCGGGGTTCACACCCCGGGATAATCGCCACGGGTAATAACCGTGGGTTTCCGGGGTTGCCCGGATACGGCACCGGCAACAACAATGAACAACGGGTAAAACAATGGCATTGACCATATACGCAATTTCGATTTGTGCGGTTATCGCAATTTCCGCATTTGTGTAAACCACAACACCCCGGGGTTGACACCCCGGGGTTTTTCACGTTCCGGCCCCGTGCGATTGTCTCGATGACAATCGCCGGGATCGGACACTTACGCCATTTTTCGAAACCGAGTTATGGCATGGGGATTGCATGGTTCAAGAATTGTGCCAAATGCGAAAATAATTAGCACGGAACGGTTGTTCAGTGTTGAACATTTGATCACCGGTGAACAGTTGTTCAGTGGTGAACATTTGATCACCGGTGAACGGATGTCCGACATGCAAGCGTCGTGCCAGTCCGATTTTCGGATTTCTTCACGGAAATCTCGCGTGAGCACAGTCCAGCGACAGTGTTTATATATATAAGTAGGTAGTAGGCTCGATTTCGAGCCTGCCCCAGAAAACAAGAAGGAGTTCGCGATGTTAGAGAACAGAGACCAGTTGTGCCAGCTTGCTTTGATGGCAGGTACCAAAGCGTTGTTTCACGTCGGCCATGACGGCTATGCGATGTCGTTGCGTTATGCGCTTGCGCGTCGTCCCGGTGATTATCTCAACGCGGAGAAGCAAGCGTTTGCATCCGAAATTGCGCTTGCCCGTGGTGGTTGGTCCAAGGAGGCCACGATTTTGAAGAGCGTGGCACGAACGCTTCATGCGGCGCGGATCAACAGTGACGAGTTGTTGTTGTCGTGGGTCACGCTCGCGGTCCGAGCAGCAGCCGTTTTGTAAAAACCCGGACCCTTCAAAAACCAAGGGTGCCCAGTATCAGTGGGTATCCAGTCACGGTGGGTCCACAGCATGGGGGGGAATGGGTTTTCATAATCGAACAGATTGCCCGTTCCATATATCTACCACCCGTTCACATTTATGTGGATAGTACTGCGTGGATATGGTATTATTGTTGACATGGGGCACACCACGTTGGTTCCCCAGTTTTTGAATCGGGCCGCATCCAAAGGAGTTTCACAATGTACGAAATCCAGCAATTTCACACGAAGTTCGCCAACACCGAAAATTTCGCAGACCACGACCGGACGCAAGAGATATGGCGCACAAAAATTGGCTATTGGTCCACAGAGACAATCCGTGGACCAGAAACCAATGACGCGCCCATCGAAGTGTTTCGGTTTTCGACGCGAGTCATTACCGACACCAACACACCGGGTGCTTCCGTGGACGGTGGGTTCAGCGTTATGGCCGTTTGGAACGATGGAGAAGCGTGGGTCGTCACCGATCAAACGAACTTCCCACCCGACGAGTCGGGTCGTTGTGAGCCGGTCCATGTGGCGCGTTATTCGGACTTGGACGATGCGATGTTGGAAATCCAGCATTGGATATACGGGGCATTGCACGCGGCTATCTACGGGTCGGCCAACGGGCCGCTGACATTCAAACAGTACGTCGAACGCAACATGACCGAAGAGCTGCTCGCGGACGCTGGATTTTACCAAGAGCGATGGGGGATGGAATTGTGCGAAGAGGGCCGCGACGACGCACCGATAGAGCGTGCGATGTCGGAAATTTTCAAAAACACACAATGGTCCAAGTGAAACGATTCGACAAAATGGAGTCAGCAATGAAAACGCAAGCTTATTCGCGATTACCGGTTCCGTGCTCGCGGTTCCGACGCAACGCCCCTTCGGGGACCGTTGTTTCAGAAGACCATTGGGACATCAATCATTACAACACTGAATTGGGAACGTGGGTCGAAGCAATCGAGCCGGTCGATGTGGACGGCACCGAGCGGCTCGTTCACACCAATCGGTTGTGCTTCCGTGTGTGGTCGTTTGGTCCGGACTTCAGTTTGGACGGCGGTATCAGCAAATTCGTGGTGTGGGGATTCGACGAGCCCAAACCCCGGGATATGCTGTATTTGAAGTCCACCAAATGGTACGTGACGCAACAGGGTGGCGAATTTGCGCGGCATATAGCCGTGTATCCATCCCCGAACGGATGGGCTGACGCGATAACGGACATCCAAGATTGGATGATGTACACGTTGCAAGCAGCGCTCACCCCGAACACACCCCCGCTAAAGACAACCACCGACCCCGCGATGAAAAAAATCATCGACCGGGCCAACAAAGCCGCAAACCCCGATTTGAGAGAATTCATTTTTTCGCGGTGGGAGAATCGTGTGGACGCGGAATCGCCAGAGCCGCTCCGGTACAAGAGTCCTTTTTGCGGTTATCTGACACCGGAAGAGCGCGCCATGTTCCATGAATTGAGAAGCCCTTCATGGGGTATTCCGCAAGATCAATATTCGTTTCGTGATTCGGAAGAGCGCAACACGCCCGCAGCATCTTTGCACGGGTTTCGCGTTCGAGATGATTTTTGGCAAACAAACCGGAAGGACGAATTTTAACAACGACAACAGGAGGTGTCCCGTGAAGACGATTGAAATGGAATTTACAATCAGCGCAAAAACGTACGCGCTGTTTGCACACCATCGGAGAAATCGCGATAATCGCGATCATTGGTACGGTTTCGAGCGCACACCCGACAACGTGTTCGAGCAGTGCTTTGACCGCGAATGTGTTTGGCCGGCTGATGACATTACCTTCAAACGAATCGCACACAAAACCTACGGTGACGGCACGCCAATCAAGATGGGATGGTTTGCCAAAATTACAGTTCGGCACGTCACGTCACCGTACAGCCACCTTACCGGCGTGAAGCCCCGCACGGAACCGGATTTGGAAAGAATTTCTTTGATCCAACAAGCAATTTCGCCCCGCGACGACGATGAAGCGGAATCGATTTTCGCATTTGCGATGACTCGTGGCCCCGTTCGTCCGAGCGGGAAAACACGGAAAATTGACAATCTCAATTATTTGCAGAACTTGGTCACGGAAATTGCCACAGCGGGCCATGCGAGCAAATATGGGTTTGACGGTGCTTCCGCGTTGCGGGACGACGGGGATTTGGGACAACGGGTTTTGGAAGTAAAACGTCAAATGTACCGCTGCACCGAATGCAAGCGGGAAATGACGCCAGACGAATGCGGTGACGTTCCCCCCGAAGAGCTTGCGTGCGACAAGTGTGCGGGTATCGAGCCGGTTGCGTTGTGTTCATGCGGAAGTCCCGCTGATACCCACGCGGCAAGTCAAGAGGAGCGTATGCAATGCGCGGATTGCAATTACGCTACGCGGTGATTGTCGATTAGGCCCAATGCGTCGGCCCCCACAAGGGGGTCGGGTTCGACAAATTGAGCCGGTTTTTGGGAACCGGCAGGAGGTTTTTGCAATGACAGTTATCCGACGACGAGGCGTGGTCATCAAGCGCGATGGCAAGCCAATCGAAACCAAAGAGGCACGAGAGATCCGTGAAGCATCCAAAACGGAAGCGGAACTCGAGCCGAGTGTTCAGCAATTGAAGGAGCGTTTCAACCGTCAGTTCCAAGAGGTGACGGCATGAACACGCTTATTTTGTTGGCGGCGCTTTTGGGAAACACAATACCGCACTACGTCCCACCGGGGCATCATAGTGATGTTCCCGCCCATCAGCACAACCACGTTGACCGGATCGAGGGCGACTGGGCGGTTGTATTGGACGGGGAGCGGCAAGTCGACATTCCATTGCATTGGCTGCCATCGGGCATCCATGAGGGAGACATATTGTGCAGTGCATTCATCGTCCGATTGTTTTGAGTCCGCGTAACGTTAGCGAGCGCCATGTGTACAAGTGCTCGTGTTCCGTTTGCGATAAATTCTGGGTGTCCAAGCTCGTCACCGTGGACAACACTCCACGCGGCGATTTGGACCGAAAAACGGGGGATTGATACGGAATGGCTGCAACGCATTTGCCGAGCACGGCGTTTGTCCGTTTTTTACAATGGACGGGCAACGTGCCGACAAATGCGGAGCACGCCAAAGGTGGTTTACAATGGGTAAAAGAAAGAAACATTCGCAACGAGTGCCGAAGCAGTTGTCCGGTGTCGTTGCCTATGCGGAACGAAGAATTTCCGAGGGCAAATACCCGACAGAAGCCCAATTCATGGTGCTTCGGGCGTTGGCGTCAGATGGCAATGAACGGGCAACCAGTTTGCTTCGGGAATGTTTTTCCGGTGAGTCCAACGAACCAACGGAGACGCAATACGTCACAGCACCGCGGTATTTCGTCAATTGGCCGCTGTTGACACCGTTGTTAATTCCACTCGCGTTCGCAGTTGGTTGCGGCATTTTGTTGCAATCATTCTGGGCCGCGATATTCGCTTTCGCATTCGCAACGAAAGACCTCATCAACGTGTACGCAGCCATCGCAACGGAAGCGCAACAACAAACAACCGATGATGACTAAAACCGGCACAAGCATTTTGCGTTGCTCGCGATTTCGCGTTCAACCGAATACCATTCGACGCAAAACAACGAACAATGCGAGCAACGGTCAATTTGAAACGCTGCTCATGTAAATGAACGCCCTTCGCGGGCACAACCGGAGGTGAATGGAAAATGGAGCGACCCAACATGGAGTTGACTGGTGCGGTGAAAGCCGTGTCCCGAACGGCATCGAAGATATTAAGGGCATACAGCAAATCGCAAACGAGGCCCCAGAAATCCCCAACCGCGGTGGACTTGATCATCGATTTGGTGACCGACCTTTTCCATTTGTGCGACTCGGAAAATGTCAGCGTTCAATTTGTGATTGATAGAGCGCATTCGAATTGGACAAGCGAAAGAAACGCCCGTCGATAGCCAATTTCGTACGCTACGTTTCGTAGCGTACCATGTTGGACTCAGCCAAGTCAAGATCCAAAAAATCAACGACGACCACGGCTTTCGGGGAATGGGGTACCGCAGACGCCGTTGACCCACCAACCGCCAAACTGCAGCGAATGATGTCGTCCAGTTATACCTCCGATTTGTAAAATTGTCTCGCCTCCGTGCCAATCTCGCCTGCGTGCCAAGATTCATCCTCGATACGGTATAGATACCCCACCGATAGCGACCGCGGGCGGAACAGAACAGTACAGTACAGAATTGATTTACAGCAGGTGTTGCAAGATTGGGACTCCAACCAGCCTTTTCGAATTACACTCGAGCAAGCTTCACCAAACAGCGCTCAGCGAAGAAAGAGGTCGAGCCACAAATAAGAGGACGGCGGCCCAGATTTCATTCATTTCTTTCAGCAGCCGTTAAGTTTAGCAATTGAGTAGGCTGACTCGCGAAACTGGACTTGAATTCGAAACTTTGGAAAAGACCTCAAAGCGTAGCTCCGTAGTTAAAGCTTCGTTGAGGCTTAAACGGATCAGACCACTACGTGTGAGTCTTTAACAACCATTGCTGAATAAAGAATTCATGCTTTCAGATCCAAAAAGTTTCCTCATCCCCGCTAACATGATTGCCAAAATGACCTGAGTGCCGCACACAGCAACATCCATTATCTGCGACCGAAGCACATCGAACGTCGTACAAACCCATCTCATGGAGAAGGAATAGTAGGAATTTGGTTGGGAATGAACGGCACAAAACAGCTAATTCCTTGCTGGAGACCCTCTGGAGTCTTTTTACCAGAAACCCGGCGTTTTCAAAACCCTACCCCACCCAGTCTACAACCGCGATTCCATGAGGAAAAACCGGTCTTTAAAGCACTGTCCAAGCAACGGCGTCGGGTGCAACGCGCCCACCCGGTCGCACCAATGGACAAAAACGCGACCCTCATGCAATTGCTTTGCGTCACGACGATTTTGTTTTTTTTCACATAAACGTTGTTTTATGGTTGCATTATCTATCCACCCGTGCGAACATATCGGGGTGTCGGCAATCCCGGCATGGCGACAAAGAACAAGGGCAGTGAAAACAAGGAGGTGTTTCATGCCAGAGTCCAATGCCAGCAAGAGTGAACACCCAGCGGTTGTCGATACGCAAAGTCAACTTGACGCGCTCATCGGAGACGTTAAGGACTTAGTGATCCTCGGTCACCTCGTTGGGTACAACCTTCGCGGTATTGAGCCAACCGCCGCTCGTTTTGAAGAAGAGTTGACCACCCATTGTCCTCATTTCGAATCTGCCATACCGAAAGCTCCAAGCAAGCTGACGTGGGCAGAACGAAGTGTGAGCGAGGCAGTCAACGCACTTCCGAAATCGCAGCGTCTTCGGCTCGAAGTTGCGGACAAAACATCGCTTTACACGATGTACTCGTTGCATGAGTACGACCGGGAAAATGACGCCCATAGCAGGGTTGGCAGACTCTTGGTTTCCATCATCAACGGGAGAGCATGCATCAACATGGACCCAACTTCGAACGAAACAACGTCCACAGGTGACGAAGTGTCGTTTTTGGAGCGCGTACGTTTTGTGTTTTCACACGCCAAGGAACTGATTGACCGCAGGACCGCAGAAGACACGTTCGCGACTCAAACGGTTGGAACATTCATCAAGAATGAGCTTATCGCGCTCGGGTCGATTCCGGTCCAGCGGGGTCAACGGTTCGTCAGGATGGGCGGTGGTCCCGGTTTGATTGCACTCCGAAGCGCAATTGCCGCACTCGGTGGTCGAATAAACCTCATTCCAATCGTTGACACAAAAGCGATGCGCGAATGGGTTGCCGAGTCGGCAGAAGAGGACATCGCGACAAAGTTGCGAAAGCTCAAAGAGGAGGTCGAAGAGTGGGTAGATGCCCCGCGTGATTCCACACTACAGAAAAGGATTACCCGCGCAGAGGAACTGATGAATCAGTCCAAAATGTGGGCAACCGTTCTTGGTGTCGAACAAAAAAACATGGTAAACGCTACGCAGCGTGTCATGGATGAGTTGGGCAAGGTTTTGAAGAATGAACAACCGATAGATGTTGTTCAGCGAAACCTCGCGTCGGCACCGTTTTAGATACAGCGTTGTTCGCGCTGTTGTCGGTAGGGGTGGGGCTGTTTTGTTGTGTTATTTTTAATACTTTTGCCGCTTCAGAGCAGTCCCATCCCGTTTTTGGAGGTTCAATGTTCATTTTGTCTTCGAACAAAGACAGGCACGTTGGGTGGATGAAAAATCCATTGCGTTGGAAGTTCAAATTCAACGGGATCGCGTGTTGCCCACTCAAGAAAGTTTCGGAAGGTGGTCTGGAACTCCCAGTCACCGCTGTTTTGGTTTCCAATTTCATGAAAACGCAAGGTGGCGGCTTCAAGCTAGGCATTTTGGAAGGAGCAAACATTTACGGAACGCTGGACTCGCATGAAGCGGTTTCAGCGTTGTCGAGACCGGTTACTGCAGACAAACTTTTCGATGAGGGCTGGCGAGTTGATTGACCCATCGGAATTTGAAGTGCAACAAGGAGGAGTCCATGACGGACGCAACAATTGTCAGTATCGACGGAACCGAGCAAAGCGAACAACCAGAAGATTGCCAAGTTGAAGTGATCGAATTCATAAATGAGTTCGACAAGCACTTCGTGGACCGGCGCAGTGAAATTGTCGCAATAATGGCGGCATTTCTGGCAAAAGAGCACGTTTTCATCCTCGGCCCACCGGGCACTGCAAAGTCAATGCTTGCGAGGGCAATCGCGAAGGCACTCGGGAAAACGTATTTCGAGTACCTCGTATCCAAAACAACGCTGCCAGATGAAGTGCTTGGTCCGTACAGCGTCACCAAGCTGATGAACGACGAGTTTTATCGCAAAACGGAAGGGTACCTTCCAACGTGCGAGGTCGTTCTTTTGGATGAGGTGTGGAAGTGCAATCACGCATTGTTGAATACGCTCCTATGTGTGGTCAACGAACGCAAGTTTCACAACGGGTTGGTTGTCGAGGACGTTCCGCTGGAAACGATGATCACTGCATCGAACGAACTCCCAGAAGACGACACGTTGAATGCCATTTACGACAGGTTCATGGTTCGACTCAACGTGAAGTGGGCTGGAGATCCGGCTGACAGAAAACGAATCGTGTTCGGACCAGCACCCAATCCACAATGCACGCTTTCATCGAAATCACTCGAAGAGCTTCGGTCGAAAGTCGCCGCGTTCCTTGAAAACGACAACGATGAATTTGAAGACGCGCTGATTGAAATTAGCGAGGCGCTGAAGAACGAAGGTTTGGAGTACAGCGATAGGCGTTGGAGACAAACCGTACCAATTCTGGCGGCGCATTCGGTCTTGTCCGGGTACGGCAAACTGGAAGTTGAATCGTTCGAAATTTTGGCAGACCTCCTTTGGGGAAAACCAGAAGACAAGCCAACCATCGTCCGTGTAGTCAGCAAAATCGCCAATCCGGTCTTGAACGAAGTGCAGGAGTTGTATGACGCCGCGAAGGAACTGGTTTCACAGCTTCCAAACCCGAAAGAGAGTCGCGCTGAATTTTTGGATGGTGGGTCCACCATATTGGAGCAACTAGAGAACATCGGAAAGCAAGCATCGGTGATTTCGTCACGGCAAGACCGGGTATCGGGTTCGGTTGACACGCTGATTGGCGGCATTCGCCAAATGTGGACTGATTTGCAAGAACGGCTGAACCACGAGATTTTTCGTGGTCGCGGATTGGATTGAGGTGGTTCAATGAGTGAATCAACAAACGAAAGAACAATCAATCTCAGGCCGTCCAATACCGATGACGAATGGTTGCTTGCTGACACGGAAGACCAAGTTCATCGGGCGTTGAAATGGTCCCGCTATCAGTACAAAAACCTCATCAAGTCGGGTCTTGCAATGCCGGTTCCGTATGAGGAAGAACAAGAGCGACTCCCGGGGTTGGAGGCGTTTTACCGTGAGTTGTTTCAACGGTTGTATTCATCTGACAACCCATTGGAAAACCCGGAGCTTCCAAAGCAATCGCATTGGGCACGGGTGGCGCATGATGCGGCGCAATCGGTCCGACAATGGGAGCCGCTGATAAGCCGGACACGCGGGGATAAGGTCTTCGCGGGAATGGCGGCGTCGGTCATTGCGGAACAAGTGCTACGCAACATACCAGCACCAAACGACAACATGGATCTCGGCAAAGCTGCTGACGAAATTGACGACGCAAAAGATGCGCTGTCCGAATACAGCGGGAACGACCCGGGTGAACTTGAACAATTGGAAACTGGAGTCCGGTGCGCCATGCACAAAGCCGACCGGATAGATAAGGAATTGGACGAATTCAATGCTTCAATAGATGAATCGGCTTTGAGAACAGCGATTCGTTCTGCTGCGAATGATGCAGAAGAGAAAATCGACGAAGAGCAGAAGTTGGCCGAAGTGATGGGATGGGGAGACTCATCCGGTCAAATCACAAAAGTATCTGCTCAAGAAAGAATCGCCCTCGCAAAGCGCGTCATGGACGATCACAAGTTTGCTGAAATAATGAATCTTGCAGGTCGTTTCATTCGAATCGATGGAACCAAACGCGCTACCAAGGCCCGCGCAAGTACAGCGGAAATCGATGACGTGGAACTTGGTGCCGAGTTCCGTCGGCTTTTGCCGCACCAGTACGCATGGGCGAACAAAAAAGAACTCAAAGCGTTGTTCATGTCGAAGTACGTTGAAAAACAGCTTTTGCAATGGTCGCTGAAAGACAGAGAAACGCTTGGGAAAGGACCAATCATTGCGTGCGTGGACGTATCTGGTTCGATGGATGGTCACAGGGAAATTTGGTCGAAAGCAATGGCGTTTGCGCTCATGCACAAAGCGGTTTCACAGAACCGTCCGTTTGCAGCCGTGTTGTTCGATGGAGAAGTTCAACTGACACGCTTCGTCGTGAAGGGCGACAGCCAACAAGCCAAAATGAATTCGATGCTGGATATTGTCCGCACGTTTTCAGGCGGGGGAACTTCGTGGGAAAGACCATTGATCAGTTCGATGGAAATTTTGTCGCGAGGGCAATACAGCGACCGTGAACAAGAAACAACCGACCGACCAAACGAATTCAAACGAGCAGATATCATATTCATAACGGATGGAGAGTGTGACATTGACGAAGATTGCGAAACACTTTGGCGTCAATTTAGGGAACAGCATGAAGTGACGTGCTACGGGGTTTTGATTGGTGCGTCGAGCGGGTGGGAACAAACCATCGATAAGTTGGCAGACAAAACTTGGAAAGGAACCTTGAACAACGATTCAGGCGCACTGGATCTGGTTTTGGGTGAATAGGAGGAAGTATGCAAGACAATTTTGACGTAGATCACGACCGAAAGCATGAAAGTGCGGCTTCGGTAATGACTGACAATTTGATGGCGACCTTGAGCGAAAGAATCAGTTTGTCGTTGACGCTTAGGAATCAGTCCCTTCGCGGGTTTTGCGCCGAAAACGGGCTATCCACGAGCGGGATGTCGAGGATTATGAATCAAAGCGAAAACATCACGGTCAAGACACTGTGTACCATCGCGGCGGCTTTCGGCATGGATGGGCCGTTCAAGCTCATAAACCCAAGCATTGCGCTTGAGGAGTTGAGGCCAACGTCCGCTGTAAAGTCCACTAACGATTGCCGGATTTGCGGTGGTTCTGGTTGGACAGACGGTTCCGCAGAGATTCGCGGGGAACGTGATCCAGCACAAGCTCACAATACAACGTGCGTTGGTTGCGATGGAACTGGAACCGAAGCGGGGTCATCAAGTGAGTGACCACCAATTCAAAATACTGTCAAACAGCACAATGGTATCGTTTTGCGAATGCCCACGGAAGTATTACTACTCCCGTGTCCGACGGCTTCGACCCAAGGCCCCGAAAATGCCGTTGGTGTTTGGCACGCTGGTCCACTCATGTTTGGAAGAGTTTTACAAAGGCAACTTCATACACGAAGGACTCATCACTGAGTGGGAAGAAGGGATGTCCAAAAAGTTGTCCGAATGCGAGCAAGAGGGTTTGCAAGACCAAGTGTCATTTGACGAAGAAGCCATCGAAAAAGCATCTGAACTCGCAAGAAGCATGATGTCTCGATACATAGACAAGTATCAAGGGGACATGGGGGACTGGGTGATTCTTGGAACGGAAGTTGTGTTCGACATCCCGCTTTCAAACACCCTTGCCCCGGGGTGGAGGTTGACTGGGGCAATCGATTTGCTTGTGTACGAGCCATCATCGAACAGGATCATTGTCATTGACCACAAAACAACTGCCGCGTATTCGCCGCAAGCGGCCAAGCGCACTTACGAAATGTCCCCTCAATCGTGGGCGTACCTGTACGCCATTCGGACTGCCATGTATTCCGACAGCGACGACATTTCAATATCTGTTGACCGGAACAAATTGGCAGAGTTCAAAGACAAAGCTCCCCAAATTGGATTTTTGTACAACTTCCTTCGGAAAAAGATCCCATCGGTTCCCAAGGTTTTGAAAAACGGAACCATTTCCAAAGCGTCGTGCGATACGACGTACAAGGTTTTCACGAATGCGTTGCGCGATGCAAACCAAGTGTTCACTGATTACGAAGACCAGCTTGCGATGTTGTCGAAGAAAGGCGATGCGTTTTTGTTCCGCGTGGATACTCAACCGCAAAGTTCCGTCATCGAACAATGGTTGAGTGATGCCGTTGCGGTGACCAAAGAAATCGATGCCGGTCACGAAGCAAACGCTTGGCGTCGAAGCACGAATCAATGCAATCCGTTGGGGCGCAGGTGCGAATTTCTGGACATTTGCGTAGATCCATACGGGGGCATAGATGATGAAGAGAGAATCCAATTGATGTTCAATGAAATCGGAGGGGAAGGTCCCGTTGAAATTCAGCAGGAATCAACTTCCGGTATTGCGCCAGCACCGTTTTAGGAGATCATGTGGCAGCTTTAGCTGGACTAGAGAAACGAATTTTTGACATTGATATGAAACAACAAAAAATACACTTGCAGCTCTCGCTCGGTCAGGCAGTTGCCCTGTCCAATGTAATCACACACGCACTTGCTGAATCAGCGACTAAAATCACTCCATTGGGAGCGAGAAACAAGCGACCTGATTCGGGACTTTTAGAGGAAGTCCATTCGGACCTGAGGCTTGCGCTGGTCAATACAGCGGACTATGCGCTTGGCGAACAAACCATCGCTGAGCTAGACGAAGAGGAGGTGTAACGTGGCAATCATGCAAGGGCCGGTTGTAGACCGCTTGCCGGGAGAGACGGACGACGTGTTCAAAGCAAGACAAATTGCAAACAGCCCAAGGGGAAACTTTCTCATTGGGAAGGCAATTTACAATTATTTGAAAATGCTGGCTGAATTGCCGGCTGAACGGATGCCGATCAGCGACATAGCTGACTTGGAACTCCTCATGTCGGCACTGTTCCCGTTGGGTGCCGTGGCGGGCTTGTTGGACGACCCAGCCAACAAGGACGCGGAGAACCTCAAAAACGTTCTGGATATGCTAGTCGATGGGTTGGACGACGAAGAGAAGGAAAAAATGGCAGAAGAGATATCCCAGTCGGTTGGGATGAAACTGAGCTTGGTTGGCGATGGAGATGTTGGGGTTCCGCTTATTCCCGAAACGGATGAAAGCGAAACGGATGAAAGCGAAACTGAAACGAACTAACGGCACTAGGAGGTGTTGACGTGAGTAACTATCTTGAATTTGTCAGCGCAGGCAACCACGAAGGTTCAACAAAGAGAAATTTCGTTTTGTTTGGTCACAGTGGTGTTGGCAAAACAACTTCCGTTTCAAAAATCACAAACGTTGCCGTTGTTCTGAGCGAACGGCACCACATTTCAACTGTGAAGGCGTCGAATCCAGAGGCAATTCTTTTCCCAGTCACAACGTGGGACGAGTTGCGTCAGGTGTATTTGACAATCAGAGACAAAGCGATCGAAAACGGCATTCGCGCAGTCGCATTGGACAGTGCGACCGATGTGATGTCTATGGCGAAACGACAAGTTCTTTCAACAAGCAAGAACGTTACGCCATCGATTTCCGAGTGGGGCCGAATAATCGATATGTCATTTGACCTGTTTCGCGCATTCAGGGATTTGCCAGTCAGTGTTGTTTATGTTTGTCTCGCAGAGGAAACGCAAGATTCTGATGGGGAGTCCATGCGTACCTTGGTTCGGCCACAGATGGTTGGGCGCAAGTCAGTTGGCAAGTTGATGGGCATGGTTCACGCTTGCGGGTATGCTTTTAAAACCGGGTCTGGCGGCGAAATTGAGTACAAAGTTTGTTGGGACAAAAGTGACGACAGGGTGATAGTCAAGGCCCACGAGGGTTTGCCGCCAATAATGATGCTGGACATGAACGAAGCATTGAAACTCGCAACGGAGTCTGAGCGCAAAGCAGACGAAACCCAAGTGAAGAAAAAGAAAGCTCCCAAGAAAAAGAAAGTCGAGGCCGAAGAGGCCAACAGCGAATCAGAATTGGAACTCGAGTAATCAAACTCGTCCGCGAATGAGCGTGGACTCGTGTTTGTTTTTTAAGGCGTACGTTTTGCAACAAGGAGGAGAATCATGTCGCAAATTTTTGACCCTCAAGGGCACAGCCAAATACCGGATGTGCTCCCAACGGGCAGATACGTTGTCACGGTAGCTGACGTTACCAAGAAAGGGCCGTCGAAAAACGGCAATTACTACTACTCACTTCGGTTGAGTGTCCCGAACAAAGGGCTTTCGGTTTTCCACAGACTGACCGTGGTTGAGTCCGCGTATGGAATGTGGGGAGAGTTTTGCTCGGCGTGTTCCCATTCCGAGAAGTTCGATCTGGATTCCGAAGAAGCGGTCACCGGGGCATTCATGGGGAAGTCGCTTGCGGTGCAAGTTAGCCAAACGGAGTTTCGAGGGGAACCAAGAAACGAAGTCCGAAAATGTTACCGGCTCACGAATTCAGAAGTCGATGGACTGGCACTTGGAGCGGCAAACGCAAATAGCGGTGGCAATTCGGGTGCCGGTGCAGCATCTCCGTCGGCTCCGGTTTCCGGGGTCCAACCGGGCATCGTACCACCCGACGACGACGACATTCCGTTCTAGTGAAGCAATGAACGGTGCTCAATGCGTGGGGTTGTGGCGGGTGTTGTCCCGCCAACGCCCTGCGATTGGAGAAAATGGCAATGCCGAACAAGACATCGAAACAAAGCAAGCGTCACATGAAAAAAGAGAACCCAACTTGGACGCAATTCAAACAAGTCGATGTGCCGAAAAAGATAAAAGAACTTTCCGGCGAAGATGAAGTGTGGGTAAACAGCCGCTATCAGGTTGGAGTTCGTTATTGCGTTCCTGTCGATTCGCGAAGAAATCCTCCTTTGGCGCACTTATCGATAAAGCGGCTCGACAAAAAAGCAATAAAAGGGTACTGGAGAGACTTCCAGAGAATCAAAAACGAGCTTTGCGGGACGGCGTGTGAAGCGGTGCAACTTTTCCCATGTGAGAAGCGGCTTGTGGACACGGCAAATCAGTATCACCTGTTTTGTTTACCTCCCGGCGTAATTGTTCCGTTTGGATATCCAGAGCGCTTGGTGAGTACGGATGAAGGCACACAAGAGCTTCTAGATAAAGTGGACAAAGAAACAAAGGAATTGTCTTCTTCGTTCACGGGCGCAAGGCAGCTTGAGTTTGAAGCTCATCACAACGCAGAGGGGTGTAGCGAGTTTGGTGTCTTGAAGTGGCAGGAGTTGGTGAAACACTGCAGTGATTTGGCCGATGAAGCAGACAGTAAAGAGGGTTCCAATGGCGAAACGTCTGTGGAATGACGAATATTGGTCGGACCCCGACAGACTTGGTTTGTCGTTCGACGCGATGGGTCTTTATTTTTACCTGTGTTGCAACACGCACACGCAAGCATCTGGCGTCTACCGGCTTCATTTGGACGTTGCGTGCTTTGAGTCGCGAATGGACGCGAAACGTCTTCTCGTGGGCATGGTGGAACTGGAGCAGCGTGATCTCATCGTCTACGACGGTGACGAACACCTCATGTGGGTGAAAACGTTCTTCAAAGAACAGCAAGGTTCGTGGAAATTCACTTTGGCGGCAGTCCGGCAAGTCATAACGCTGGAAAGTGATGGTTTCAAAAACGGTTGGTTTGCACACAACAAAAAGCTGCTTTCGAAACCAGACGTAGCAAAGCGCGTTCAAGAGGAGTGCGAAACATACGGGTTGGAGCTTGGAAAACTTTTGGAAGCTAAAATCTCAGAAATTCCAGTATCGCACTTGTTCACTCCAAACGCGAAACCAGCCGAAAAGCCAACCCCTGAACGAAAGCCGAGGAAAAAGCAACCACCAGTGAACGATGGTCAAGCAGATAGCTTGATAAGCGAATGGAGTAGGCTGTTTCGTTCGGGCAAGTCCAGAGTCACGCCAAAGAGGATTTCCAAAGCCAGAGCTCGCTTGAAAAACTGGTCACTCGAGCAACTACGTGAGTGTTTGACCGGGTATCACAGCGACAAATGGTGGCGAGACAACGCAAACGCAAACGAGTTTTTAACCATGTTTGCATCTGACGAGCGGGTTGAAGCTGGAATAATGAAATCACAAACAACAACTGCATCCGTCACAACCGAAACCGATGAACTGTTTTCGCAAGCTGAAAAAGAAATGACAGAGCATTCCATTTCATTGGACGATGCGCCTTTTTGATGAGGAGAAACCGAATGTCGCAGTCCGACATAACCACATACGCCCACCAGAAAGGTTGGGCTCTCAAGGCCACAGAAAACAACACCAACGGTCTTGAGTTGATATTCGACTGCCCTTTTTGCGGGCAGAAGTACGGCAAGTCAAAAAGTGGTGGAAAAAAACGACCGCTCTATATCAATGCGGATAGTGGAGTGTTCCACACATGGTGTTGCAACAAAAACGGAAACATGGTCACGCTGAGACGCGAGTTGGGCGATTTGCCAGCACCCGTTTACAGCCAGTCCATAAAAGACATCTCGGCGCGTCACAAGACAACCGCGTCGAAATCAGAACACGGCTTATCCGATAACATAAAAGCAAAGTTTTCCGCTTACGTTGCCGAAGCCACAAAGGTCTTATTCGGATACCCGGACAATCCAGCGATGCACTACTTGGCTTCGCGTGGTTTTACCAAAGACGCCTTGGATGTGTTTGAAATCGGGTCTGCAATGGAACAAGGGCGGGAGTACGTTGTTTTGCCATCGTTCAAAGATGGTTCCCCTGCACTGGTTAAGCTACGACGTGTCGGAAGCGGACCTTTTGAAGATGGTCCGAAGTGGAAACGGCTAAAAGGCGGTAAGACAGAGTTGTTTGGGCTCGACCAAGCAATGAAAGAAGGGGACTACCGGAAGGTATTCATAACCGAAGCGGAACTCGACGCGGTTGCACTCCACCAATATGGGTTCGAGCCATGTATTTCCGTTACCGCTGGAGCGGGTTCTTGGCCCGACTCATGGTTGGAGGACCTTTCGATATTTGACGAAATAATCTTCGTTTACGACAACGACGATGCTGGAATAAAAGGTGCCGCTCTTGCGGCAGAGAAGCTCGGTCATTACCGATGCAGCATAGTAACACTACCGGAAAAAGATGCTTCAGCGTGTTTGGAGCACAAGATTCCAAAAGAGATCATTCAACAATGTATCGGCAAAGCAGTCCCTTGCGCGGGGGATGTGGTTCGGATGGGGGATTTCGCAGATGAAGCGCGCGACGTATTGGACCCAAAAAATTCCGGCACGAAAACGCAGTGGGAGCCCTTGAATCAATTGCTCGGTGGTGGATTGCGCGGTGGTGAGGTTTGGATTTTCACGGGGGACACTGGGACTGGAAAGACAACGTTTTTGACGGACTTGGTAAGGAATTTGGTTGTCACGGGGAATCCCACTTTATTCGTTCCACCGGAAATGCAACCTCGGCAAATAGCCCAGAAACTAATTTCTATGATTGGAAAGCGTCGAGCCAGAGACATGGAAGAGTCTGAGTTCGATTACAGCGCAGAGGTTTTGAAATCAATGAACTTGTTCACGTTCCGACAATCGGGGCGAATGGATAGATCGGAGCTTTCGATACGTGTTGAGTATGCCGTCAGGCGGTTGGGAGTCAGGCACGTTGTTTTGGACCACTTGGACTACTTCGTAAGGGCAAGAGACGACTATGCTGATCAAGACGAAGCCATTCAGGAAATCGTGGATATGTCCCACAAGCTGGATATTTGGATAGGGCTCGTATGTCACCCTAAAAAGATGCCCAAAAACCCGAAAACGGGTGAGCCAATGCTCATCGAACTGGACGACATTCGCGGGTCTTCAGGCATCAAGCAATACGCCGATGGGGTCATTAGATGCCATAGAAAAAGAACACACGTTCGAACCGATAAAGATGATGACTTGAACAGAATGCTTTTAACGACATTGAAAGTCAGGAGTGATTACGGTGAAGAAGGAAACATCGTGCTCCATTTCGACAAAGAGTCGCTGAGGTATTCGGTGAATCCATTCACCCCAGACAATCAAGCAGGGATATACGATGACTAAGCGAGTTACAGCATTGAATTGTATGACGTGTGGGAATGGGAATGACTTCAACGCGAAGCCGTGGCGAACGGGCTATCTGAGACTTGAGTGTGGAGAGTGTGGTGCTTTTGCAAACGTCAAAAATGTGGCGATCATGCCTTTGGATATTGACATCGATGGAGATGAAATCGAAAAAGCGCGTCTAAATGCAATTGAACCTCAACACGATGCCGCGCCCCCATCTGAAAGCAAATCTGACGCCGACTGGCTGTGGTTGCGTTTCAGGATAACCAAGGAACAGCGGGAAGTTGTTCGGAACGCCTTACAGGTTGTTCGCTCAATGCTCCTTGAATATGACGACCAACATGAAAAGGTCAAAAAACGAACATGGCACGGCGTCTGTCTGGAATACATCTGTGCAGACTTCATGTCGTCGTACGGGTACTTCGCGGCTGAAGAACCCGGTAGTGAAGCAAAGGTAGACAATTCTTTATCGGAGGTGTTTGAAGATGACTGAAACAGTTGGTCGTTTGGATTTGGTTCTTGTTAGGGGTTTGCCCGGGTCTGGCAAAACAACATTCGCAAAGCAGCTAATGCATGGGTTCGCTGATCTCATTGGCAGCCCAACAAGCGCTAGAGTATTTGCTGCTGACGATTTTTTCATGGTGGATGATCAATACATCTTTGCCCCGGACAAGCTGCCTGAAGCGCATATCTGGTGCCAAACCAATGCCGCGCACGCGCTGAATCATGGTCAGTCGGCAGCCGTTGCAAACACATTCAGCGAAAGATGGGAGCTTGAGCCGTATTTTAAGATTGCTAGCGAGTACTGCGCCCGGGTTTTCGTTGTTGATTTGTTTGATTCCGGTCTGTCGGACGAGGATTTAGCCATGAGGACCGTACGAACAGGCCACCGAGTGCCTCTTGCTTCAATCAAGATAATGAGAAGCCGATGGGAACACGATTGGAAAATCGGAAACCCGAAGGCCCCGTGGGATCGAGCGGAAGCGCAAGCGAAGGAGTGATGATGGATTGGTGGAAATTTTCAGAATTCATTTTGGACTTGGCGTGGGTGACTGTCGCTTTGAGTGTGATTGGGACCTTTGGCAAAGCGATTAATTCGTGGTCCGATGTCAAATTCAAAGAGATTGAATCTAAGTCAAAAGGAGGCAACTGAAATGGAATGGGTTGGAGATTGCGCCTGACATTGAACATGAGCACACCGTGTGTCCCTGTAGCCGGCACAATG